GGGCCGGCCGTCTCGCCGTTATTGGTGATGATGCGGGTCGTCGTTCCGGTGGAGGTCGTGCCGACCGTGATGTAGTTCGTGCCGTCGGTGAACAGCCAGATGTCGGAGTCGGCGTTGCGGTCGACGACCATGTACACCCAGGCCATAAGCGTGACGGGATCGAGGTTGGGGAGGCCGGAGGTGAGGCCGAAGTAATCGCCGGAACTGTCAACGCGGATCGCCATGCCGTCAACCCCTCAGCTCGAGCGCCAAAACCCTGCAGTCGCCGGTTGCCGTGTCGCTGGCGTCGGCGCCGGCGCGGCGGAGGGCGATGCGGAACAGGTCCCCTGCCTCGATTGAATCGTCGTTGGAGAGGGCGACGGAAGCCGACGTGAGGTAGCCGGCCGCCGCCGGGACGCCCGCGGTGACGGAGTTGTACGTGTCGAACGAAGTTGCAGCGTCGAGGTCCAGGGAATCGCCTGGGGTTACGGCTTCGACGGCGGCCTCCATGACCACGCTGCCCGACGTTGCGGCCTCCATGATGAAGTAGATGTGGAGCGACAGGGAGGCGGGGAGGCCCTGCGGGGCGACGGCGGTGAAGTGGGCATACTCATAGCCGGAATCGCCGAAGGCGACGTAGGGCCGGTTTTTGGTGACGCCGAGTTCGGCGGGGGAAGATGACGGCAGTTCCGCATTGAAGGGCGTAAAGACGAGGATCGTGCTCATCGCGGTTCTCCAGAGTGGACGGATATCGTACCGTCTTCGGAGGCCCACAGGGTCACGCGGCCGTTGGTGAGGCAGGCGAACCGCTCCTGGACGTGGCCGGCGGAGGAGATGCGACCGACGGTGCGGTAGAAGAAGCGGAAAGGCGGGCCGACGAGCCAGACGACCGGGCGGCCGGGGACGCGGAGCCCGGCGCGGGGCGCGGACTCCAGGAGCGGGCGGGCGACCTCGAGCCAGCCGGGGCCGTCGGGGAAGACGGCCAGGCCGCCGCCCTCGCGGTCGAAGACCAGGGCGGCGGGGACGGGCGGGGACGGGCGCCGCTTGCGGAGCCAGCCAGGCATGCCACCTCCTCTCCGGTCACGCCCCATCGCGAGAGGCGGGGCGGGTTTCATACTTCATCGAAACTGTAGTTGAGATCGCAGGGTCCCCAGTCGCCGGGGGACGCGCTCGCCTCGACCTGCAGCTGCATGACGAGGTAGCGGGTCATCGAGCCCGCGGCGGCATAGGACGCGGAGTCCCAGGTGTACTTGGCGCCGGACGTGGCGTCGGCCAGGGAGGACGTGGCGATGGAGGAAGACGTATCGGTCGGGGTCGAACCGGAGCCGTACGGGGCGGTCCCGACGAGCCAGCAGGTCCCGGCGGGGAACGCCTGGCCGGGCGGGGACCCCCATACCTGGAAGTTGGACACGTTGTTGTCGGGGGCAACGGAGACGCAGGCGGAGATCCACTTCTCGTAGGAGTAGGCGCAGCCGGAGGACGGGATGGAGATGGGATTGGAGACCCTCGCGGATTGGTCGTCGGCGGCCGAGTCGATGGAGAGGAATGAGAAGGACGCCGCCGAGCCGCCATCGGTCGAAGCGTCGGTGCCGGTAAACACGTGGAGACGAATTTCAGCGGCCATGCAGCCTCCTTATGGCCGGCCCTCCTTTCCCGGATGGAGGAGGGGCCAGGGGAGGGGGCCAGGAACGCCCCCTCCCCGCAGCGCCTCCGGGGAAAGGAGGAGAGAACGCGCGGAACGGAAAGGCCCCGGCGATTACGACACGACGTTCTTGAGCAGATACCCCGCATCGGGGCTGGTGGCGACGACGTCGAAGTGCATTTCGCACCGGTAGGCGTCGGCCAGTTCCTCCTCGCGGCGGAACCGGTACACGGTCCGGTTCTTCCAGACCAGGATGTACCCCGCAGCGGGGGACATCAGGCCGGGGTTGGGCGGGACCCAGCCGAGCCAGCAGTGCTTGCCCCAGATGTAGGAGTAGGACGCGGACTGGCCCTCGGCGGTGGCGGTGATGATCGCGTTGCCGATAAGCAGCCGGTCGACTTCGAACAGCTGGGCGGCCAATTGGGTCGTCAGGACGCCCAGGGTCGTATGCTTGATCCGGTCCTGGATTTTGGCGTGCTGCTTGAGGTCGGTCCAGACCTCCCGGCCGACGACCATCACGTTGGGCTCGCGGCCGATGGCCTTGACGATGGCCTCGCGGGCGGCCTCGACGTCGGCGAGGGGGTCCCCCGCCGAGGACGACCAGTTGGTGCCGGGGGTCGCGGAGCCGGACCAGACGCCGTCGCCGAAGACGAGGCTCGCGACCTCGTTCTCGAGGTACAGGAGCACCTTGTCGGTGGCGAACTCGACGGCCTCGCGCCGGGGGCGCAGGGGGCTGTCGGCGTTCTCGACGATCTCGTCGGGCACGACCTTCGTGGCGGAGATGGGGGTGCAGGAGTAGGTGGCGGAGGAGATGGAGTACTCGACCTCGGGGCCTCGCGTGCCGGGAGCGCGCAGGCCGGCCTCGTTGCGGAACCAGGACGCCTTGTCGAACACGAAGTACTTGTCGGACTGGTGCTTCACCGGGACGATCGGGAAAATCTGTTCGGCGATGTAGTTTTCATTGCGATACGCGATGGACAGGTTCGTCATCGCGGTATCGAGGTGGACTTGAGTCCTCGTTGGGGCAGCCATTCGCTAAACCTCCTTCGGTTGGCCTGGGGCTAGCTGGCGGACACGACGCAGCCGGAGACCGCGGCACCCATCCAGTAGACCTCGATCACGCCGCAGCCGCTGGAGAGAGCCTCCAGGGCGCGGGCGTTGTAGACGGTTTCAGAACCGGACACCACGAGGTCCCCGGACGCAGAGACCTTGAGGAAATCCCCGTAGCCGACCGGCGAGACGGCGCAGGAGACCTGCGCCTTGGTGGCGCCGAACATCTTGACGGGAACGGCGTCCCCCACGGTGTCGGCGTCGTCGGTCTGGACGATGCCCAGGGGGAACGGATCGGACGCGCCGGTCGCGAGCTTGACGTATCCGGCGGTGGACGCCGGCATCACGGCGTAGTACTGATAGTCCGACAGGTCGGCATCGGCGGCGAACGTGACGGGGAGAATGCCATCGTTGTGGACGTTAGCCATCTTCATACCTCCTTATTGCCGCGCAGCGTAGGCGCTGGCGAGATCGGGGTGCTCATCGAGGGCGACGTCGAACGCCTTGGCCCAGCCCTCCGCCTTCGGGAGGTCGGAGAACCGCTCCTGGCGGATGCGCTCGACGGCGGCCTCGAACGGGTCGCCGGACGTCAGCGGGGCCGCGACGGAGAACTGGGCGTAGAGCCCGCCCTGCGCCACGGCCTCCTCGGCGGCGTCGAGGGCGGCCAGCACGTTCTTGAGGAGATCGGGATTGGCGGATTCGAGGTCCACCGCAGCCTCGGCGAAGTTCTCGGGGATGGGGAGGTGGGAAAACCGCTCGCGGAACGCGGCGGCGAATTCCGCCTGGCGGCGGGTTCGCCGCTCGGCCTCGAGCTCGCGCATCAGGGCCTCGCGCGCTTTGCGCTCCTGCTCCAGCTGCTCGCTGAACTGTTGAAGCAAAGCTTGGACGGAAGCCGGGTCGGTCGCGTTGGCGACGGGGGACGCGGCGGGCTCGGGCTCGGGTTCGGGCTCGGTCGGGGGATCGGAAGCCGGTTCCGGCTCCGGTTCCGGCTCGGGCTCGGGGGCCGGCTCAGGCTCGGGCTCCGGCTCCTGCGAGGACGGTTCCGGGTAGCCGTAGGCGTCGCCGGCCAGGGAGGCCAGCGCGGACCGCACCTCATCGGGGAGCTTGTCGCCGAGTTTCTTGAGCAGGGAGGCGATGGCCTTCCGCTCGGCGGGCGACAGGCCGGACCCGAAGGCCTCGACCTGGCCCTCATCGGAGACGGCGTCGCGGAGGGCGGTCACGAGGCGGTTGAAGGCCACGGCGTCCACTTCGTCGACGTCGGCGAGTTCGGTGAGAATCTGCTTGAGGTCAGGCATGTTACCTCCTTTAGCGAAGAACAGGGGAATGCGGTTGGCCGGGCGCCGGACGAACCCGAGCGCCTCGACCGTGATGTTCGTCAGCCGTTGAGTTTGCTTTTCGTCGTCTTTCATCCGCACCTCCGAAACGAAAAGGCCCGCCCCCCGCGGCTGACAAGCCGCGGAGAGCGGGCCTAAGGCGGTTTAGGCTCCTGCCCGCCTAAACGCTCCGCTCGGCTTCCAAGAGGAAGCGTTCCCGATTTGCATCCATTATACAGGAGGAAACCGCGCCTGTCAAGGGGCAGCCTCCAGGTCGGCCCACCCGACAGGGGAGATGCCGTCCACTTCTCCGGCCAGGATCGCGTCCCATAG